CCCAACCATCTTGATAGAAAAAACTCCTTTAAAATCAATGACTTGGAGCCTGGATACAATATTATCTCTTGAATCTCAATATAAGCAATCAAGAGGCGATAACCGTGGAAGGCTGAAAGCTCAGATAATGCTTTTGAAAAACAATGTTTGGTTGTGTAAGAAGTGGGTAAAGCCGGAACTTGAATTAGTGTCAGACATAAAAAAAGCCCCTAAAGAGGGGCTTCTTGGTTAGAGGTTTGTTTATGCCGCTTTTGCGAGAAGATCAGCAATAAATTCACTGGAATCTTTATAAAGTTTTAGCGCCAATCTTTCTCTAACGTTATCCTCGCGATCTCTTAAAAAGACGAAATCGTTTTCTGACCCTAGAAGATTTTCAAATGTTCTTACCGCAAAATTATAGCGCAAAGGTGACAAAGTAATTAAATTCCAAATGATGTGAAAAGATGGCAAATGCTTTTGAAAAAGGACGAAAAGTTTCACTATTTCAACCGCTCTTTGTAACACTATTTTATCATCATCGCGACAAATCAATGAATAGTTATAAATGTTGTAAGCAGAACACGGCAATCCATTAAGAGACTCAATTCCTTCCCAGTTATTATAAAGCTCAGAATCTCCGAAAGAAATTCGGATTCTAACGTGATACAACTGTTCTTCTAAAAAAGATTTAATCGCATTATGTGGTTTAACTGTTTTGATCATTTTGTTTTCCCTGTTTTGTTAATTGATGTGATTATATTCTTATAAATAATATTATTTGTCAACCCTTTTTGGGTTAATTTATTAAGTTTTTTTTAAAATAATTCAAATTAATCTTTGCTATAAGAAAAAGTGTATAATTTAAGTGGCTAAAATTTAGCCAAGACAGGCCAATGAGCCAAAACTGTAAGTTATTTATTGAAAGGTATTTATGTTTGCAGAATTGGCGGCGATTGGTTCAGCCCTATCAGCTATAAATAGCACTATCGCAACTTTCAAAGAAAGCAAAGCTAATGCCCAAGAGGCGGCGGCACTTCTTGGGAAGTTTAGTAACACCGCTCAAAGGCTGGATGATTGGGAGAAAAAGAAGAAACTGAAGCGGCCTTTGACGCCCAAAGAAGCCATGGATCTTTCTATAAAACGTAGAGAAATCAAGGCAGTGGAGACCAAAATAAAAGATCACCTTATGATGCTTGGGATGTCTAGCGTATGGAAGGACGCGGAACGTATACGAAAGGAGAGTGAACGTTCACATCAGCAATATTTAAAAGACATCCATAAGAAACGCAAAGAACGACAACGAAAAATGAAAGAGCGTCTTGCTGTCCTTTATATTATTTGTTCTATAGCTTTTGTGGGTTGGGCGAGTTGGTACGTTTATGATGCAGTCATGGAACGGAAAATTGATTCGGCCAAACAACGGTTAGAACAGGCTAAAGAACGTCAGCGTAATATGAGGAAGTGCGGAAGATTCAAATGTTGATGGCATTTTTGCTAGTTGTGGTTGTGGATAATGAAATAGTGTCGGATAATAGGATGTTATTTCGGTCAATTTATCGCTGTAATATCTTTAGTTCAGCAGTATCAGATGGAAAATGGTCACCTAACGATAGACGATATTATAGGCAGGAAAATATAACGGCATATTGCTTGCCGAAGATGGTTCCAAAAGGGACGAAACTTTTTCACTAGGAGGCAAAATGTCTGGTTTGGAAATCACCACCGCCCCCACAGGAGAAACCCTAACAGAAGCGGAAATACGGAATTATCTAAGGGTTGATGATGTTAACGAACTTGCAACGCTTCAGCTTTTAAGGGTAGCGGCAAGAAGATTTTTTGAAAGCTACACAGGCCGGAGTGTCCTTACACAAACGCTCACACTTTTCCTTGATGACGTTAATGACGTTAATGATCCGATTTACGAAGGGATTTATGATAAGCCAGATATAAATTTTTATAAAAATTACATAGTTCTCCCCAGCCCGCCAGTTCAATCAGTAACCCACATAAAGACTTATGATGACAGCGACAATGCAACGACTTTTGCCGCTTCAAAATATTATTTGGATAAAGTAAGGGAACCCGCAAGAATCGTTTTAAGAACTGGTGAGACCTTCCCTACGGCTCTGAGAGTTGCAAACGCCGTTGAAGTAAAGTATGTCGCGGGATATGGTGCGGCGGCGGCTGTTCCGCAGGATATTAAGGTTGGGATGTTAATGCACATCGCCTACATGTACGATCAAAGGGGAGACATGAAGAATTACCAAGAAACTATAAACGTGCCGCCAATGGTCAAGCAGTTATACGCAAGATTCAAAGTGCTGGACGGTTTGGCAGGATCAAAATTCTCAGCTTTGGGGTAGATTATGGCTGTAGATTATGGGATAGGCTCAATGAGAGAGCTTATTACAATACAGGTTGAAGCAAGGACAGCAGATGGGGCCGGAGGGTTCACCAAAGCCTATTCAACGGACTTTACGGCATACGCCTATGTAAAACCATTGCGGGGCCAAGATCCCTTCCTTCAGGGCCAGCTTACGGAAACAATCATTTTTGATTTTGTCATTCGGTACAGAAGCGATAAGACAGTAGACCCAACGAAAAGAATATTATACAACTCAAAGGTATATAATATTATTTCAAGCATTAATCTGGAGGAGCGAAACAGATACATCGTGATTCGCGGAGAAAGGGGCGTGGCGGCATGACGGACAATGCAAAACAAGTTGGAGTTCGTATCGTTGAACGCTTTGGCTCTAAAGCAACCAAAAAAATAAACCGCGCACTTTTTCTTGCTTGCAACGAAGTAAGAAATGAAGCAGTGAAATCCATCGTATCAGGCAATAAATCTGGAATAACTTACCAAAAATATCAACCACGAAGAGAACACATAGCTAGTTCGGCTGGTGAGGCACCCGCAAGCGATACAGGATTCTTGGTCAGCCAAATCACGCAAGAGGTTTCTAATAAAGTGGGAAAAGTAATTTCTTCAGCCCCTTATTCTGCCGCTCTTGAATTTGGCACAACTACGATGGCGGCAAGGCCATTTTTGCAACCCGCATTGAGAAAGTCTCAAAACAAGATAAGAAAGATATTTATGAGAGAAGGGTTATTGTGAGCGTAGGACAAACAGCACTTCAAACCGCTATATTCACGGCTTTAAGCACCGACAATAACTTGACCTCAACTTTAGGGGCTACAGTACAAGACGAAGTACCTAGCGGCACAAATTATCCAGTGGTGCAAATAGGCGATGATAATGTCGTAGATTTTAGCACCAAAGACTTGGCCGGAAGCGATACAACCTTGGTTATTCATGTGTGGTCAAGACAGTTTGGTTCAGCCGAAACAAAGAATATAATGGACAGGATTCATAGTTTATTGCATGATTCAAGTTTGACAGTGACAGGTTTTAACCTTGTAAACTGTAGGTTTGAATTTTCAGATGTAATGCGAGATCCAGATGGGATCACCAGACACGGAGTCATGCGATTCCGCGCTATAATTTTAGGAACTTCTTAAATAGGAGAGATTTAGATGGCGGCACAAAAAGGTAGCGCGGTTCTTGTAAAGATCAACGTCTCAGGCTCGCAAACGACTGTCGGCGGTTTACGTTCAAGCACCATAACCCTGAACGAAGAAACTGTTGACGTAACCAATAAAGATAGCTCCAACCAAAGGATATTACTTCCAAACGCTGGAGTTCAAAGTGTAACTATAGCGGGATCAGGTGTATTCACAGATGCTTCGTCTGAGACAGCCCTTAGAACAGCTTTTGGCGGGGCGGCATTACTCGCGTGTTCTTTCGTAATCCCCGACCTTGGAACTTACTCAGGCAACTTTCAAATAACGACTCTGAGCTATGCTGGCGAATACAATGGCGAAGCTACTTACGATGTTACTTTTGAAAGTGGCGGCGCGGTTACATTCGCGGCGGCGTAAAGGGGGCTTTAAATGTCTTGGATAGTGGTTGAGATTGAAGGGATTGATGGGATGGCAAGGGGCAACGAAGTCACTTGCCCAAACGCCATCGGTGAAGATCCAACAAGCGTCACCGTAAATGGGGCAAGCTATGCGGTGGAAGATTGGCGTGTAGATGAGCGAGATGATTTGATCTATCTTACGTTGGCAGATGCCGACTTTAAAAACGTGCAGACAGCACAGGAGGAAAACGATGACCAACCCGATGAGGGGGGAGACCCAAATAACACTGGGCAATGAAACCTATAAAGCTAGACTCACTGTTGATGCGATTATCAACATTGAGGACGAGCTTGATAAGGGCATCATTGAAATAATGACGGAAATCGGAGAAGCGAAGATCCGCACATCTTATGTTGTAGTCATTCTCAAAGCCGCATTACGCGGTGGTGGTAAGGACATAGATGACTCTGGAATTAAAAAAATAATTTCTGAGAACCCTTTCACGGAAGTTTGTCGCGTGATTGCTGAGTTGCTTGCGTCTGTTTTGACAGATACAGGTTCAAACGAAAAAAAAGATCTAGCGGTGACATAAAAGAAAAGACACTCCCTTGGCGTAGATTTTATGCCATTTGTGTCGGAATGATTGGGCTTGATCCAAAAACATTTTGGGATATGTCACCACAGGAAATTTACATAGTGATTGAAGGATTCATGGAGTTTAACGGACAGGAACAAAAGCAACCCATGACCAGAAATGAGCTAAAAGACTTGATGGAGCTATATCCCGACTGATGGCAACCGTTGACGAATTAATCGTCCAAATAAGGGCCGACACCCGACAGCTTCAAAAAGGGCTTGCCACTGTTCAGGGGAGTATGGCGGCTCTTGACAAGCGCACAAATACGTCCATTTTATCGTTCAAAAGGCTTGGCGGCGTTCTAGCCGCAGTCGGTATCGGTGCGATAGGCGCAAATGTAGTTTCTACAGCGGCAAAGTTTGAAACCCTTGAGGCATCTCTTAGGGCAATCACTGGTTCCGCAGAGGCGGCAGGAGCGTCTTTTGATGTAATCAGAGCTTTTACAGCAGGGACAACTTTCCAGCTTGAAAACGTATCAAGCGCATTTACAACCTTATTAAATGCTGGAATCACACCGACCACCGATGTTTTACAGGATTTTGGTAATGTAGCGGCGGCGTTCGGAAAAGACATAACGCAGATTTCCCAAGCGGCGTTCAACGCCACCACTGGCGAAATGGAAATGCTCAAACAGTTCGGTATTATCGCAAAAGTAGAAGGCGACAAATTAGCGGTTACTTTCCAAAACAATACCCAACTGATAGAACGAGATGGACAATCAATAATTGATTTCATTCGGAAAATCGGAAGCGAGAAATTTCCTACCGCATTGGAAGAAACTTCAAAAACTGTATCGGGTTCTTTTTCTAATTTAAAGGATGCGTTAGCAGAAACATCAAAAGCTATTGGTGACAGCGGTTTAAATCAAGTTATTGTGGGGGTCAACAGGAGCTTGATTTCTTTGGTTAAAGCACTTACGCCGTTGGCTTCACTGGCGGGCGGTGCTTTGGCAACTGCTTTCAATGTTTTAGGGCAAGCGGTAGCAATCGCAAGGGCTAATTTGAATACTTTAAGTATTGCGGCGGGGACTTTTGTGGCCTTACAGCTAGGCTCAGTTGCTCTTTCAACGGGGAAGGCTTTTGTGAACATGGCTAGAGCCGTGGGCGGGGCAGGGGCGGCGATGGCGATTTTGAATAGAATCACTAAAAAGAACTTCATTTTTGGAGCAATAGCAATCGCGGCTGGTTTGGCGGCCAAAGAAATAGAAGGCGCAGAAGAAAAGATTGTTAGCCTTGTAGACGAAGCCCTCAAAGTATCAGGCATTTCCACTATATTTAAAGAATTGTCCTTGATTACGGAAGAGAATACTAAAAACCAGCAAGAGCTAGATGAGGCTTTAAGAAATATGCTGGAAGGAATGAACGCCGCTGGCGATGGTAACGTGGACTTGGGAGACAAAGTTAAAACAGCCAAGGAAGAAATTGGGGACATGACCAACTCTATAGCGCAACAATCTCAACAGTTCACAACGACTTTTGTGACCGCTTTAATGGATGGGCAAAATGCTTTGGACGCTTTCAAAAATTTTGCTAAAAACATCGTAGCCCAAATTATTTCAACTTTCTTGCAAATGGCTATTGTTAATAAAATATTGAACTCTATTTTTGGCAATGTAGCAGGTTTCACCCCACTTCCAGAAATTTCTTTATTTGGTGGTGGGGGTGATGCCAGCGGTGGATCTGTAAATGCAGGGTTCTCACCCCAGAATTTCCCCTTTACAGGGATGCCCAAAAGAGCCACAGGGGGAAGAGGAAGTGGCCCGATGTTAGTAGGAGAAAGAGGGCCAGAGCTTTTTATACCCAATACTGGCGGTAGAATTATGAACAATCATTCAAGCCGGATGGCTATGGGCGGCGATGGAATAGTGATAAACCAAAACCTCAACTTCAGCACAGGCGTGGTTCCTACGGTAAGACAGGAGGTTATGAAGATGTTGCCTACGATTTCAGACGTAACGAAGGCATCTGTTTTGGAGGCGGCATCAAGGGGCGGTACTTATCGCCGTGGATTACTAGGGGGATAAATGCGAGAAATTACCATGCCATCAAGCCCTAATTTTGTGAGGTCAGCTTTCCAGCTTGATAGGGCGATTGGTGCTGTAGCATCTCCCTTCACAGGCCAAACAAGGACGCAGGAGTTTGATTATGCTGGATGGGTAGCAGAGGTATCACTCCCACCTTTAAAACG